AGGGATTACATCTACGGCAAACATCTTGCACCGCATGATATTGAAGTGCGAGATTTTACTATTGGTAAGACACGTAAGGAGTTTGCCAGAGAACAAGGTCTGATATTTCACACAGTCCCAAGACCGAATGATGTGATGGACAAGATTGAGAGTGTGAGAAATGTTTTTCCTCAACTCTATTTTGATGAGAACAAGTGCAGTAGGGGCTTGACTTGTCTGAAGAATTATCGTAAAGAATGGGATGACAAAAACGGTTGTTATAAAAACAGACCGTTGCATAATTGGGCATCTCATGGGTTTGATGCTTTGGCTACTGGTACGCTAGGATTTGAAGCAGGATTTTTAGATGTTACTCCAATGCAGGAAGAGGCAGTAGCAGGATATGATGTTTTTGAATAGGAGATAGATATGGGCGGTAAAGGCGCTATGCCAGCTATGCCTGCACCAATGGTAGTTGATACACCTCAAGAGTCTGCTTACTTACCACCAAGGACTCCACTACCAGAACCAGAGGCGGTTACTCAGGCAAGACTAGACGATGAGAAACGTAGAAAGATGCGAAGGCTTGCTTCTACAGATACAAGAGAAAATACAATACTAAACGAAGGTGGAGGTTTAGGATTGGGGGCTGTAGAAGAAGAAAATCTGAACGCACCCAGTTTGTTTTATGATATGAAAAGGGTGGGTACTAAATCTAACAAAGGACTCTTATCGGAGTAATACTATGGATAAACTATACAAAGAAGAACATGATTACTGGTTTAAAAAACTTTTTAAGAACGCAGTCTTTAAGGGTGGTTCTGCACCTTCTGTAGACTATGGTGCTATTAACAGGGCGCAGGAACAAAAAAGACAAAAGTTGCAGGCAGAACGTGACGAGCAGTTTAGAATAGAGGGTATTTCTGACTACATAGATTATATGTATGACAACCCAGAGACAGAACGCAGAAGAAGTGCTACAGGGCAGTTCTTTAACGCAATCAGTCCTGGCAAGACTCCGACTGACTTACTCTCTTCATACAGGGATAACAAGACTATTACTCTGGCAGATATTAAAAAAGATACTACAGGTAAGTACTTTACAAACCGTACTGCGGTGTCCTCTATTAAAGAGGGTCGTATCAAAATGGGTAGGCGTGCAGACAGATCTAAAGCCTCAGGATTGTTGGGTACAGCAGAGTCAGAGAAGAAACAACTATTAGGAGCTTAATATGTCTTACGTTAAAGACTTAGTAAGGCGTTATGAAACGCTCAAGCAGGACAGGATTCTATGGGAACCGTTCTTCCGTGATGTCAGGGATTACATAAGACCACGTAAACAGAAAGTAGATTCATCAACCTCTACGATTGCAGAACGTCATACCAATAAGATGTTCGACTCTTCCGCACCAGAGGCAAGCCGACTCATGGCTATGTCGATGCAGAATGCGCTAGTTCCTCAGTCCGTTGTCTGGTTTGGTTTGTCTATTCCTTCTGGACATCAGGCATCCGTACTCAATAAAGATCAACAAGTCAAGCGTTGGTTTCACGATGTTACGCAGAAGATGTTCTTTGCGTTCCATGAGTCCAACTTCTACACAGCTATAGGTGAAGCCTTTTTAGACTTTACTTCATTCGGCACAATTAATCTCCTCTTAGAAGAGAACGATAAATATACTGGTGATTTCGGAGGTTTGGTATTCACTTCTATACCAACTGGGCAGTTTGTTTTTGCTGAAGATAAGAGAGGACAACCTGATACTGTATTCTGGGAATATGTTTATACGGCTAGACAAGCTAAACAAATGTTTGGTCAGCGTAAATTACCAGACAAAATAAAGCAGGCAGTAAAAAGCAAACCAGATGAAAAGTTTACTTTTATAAGGATACTACTTCCTAGAGATGAATTTAAGTATGGTTCTCAGGATGTTATGGATAAGAAATATGCTGCTCTGGATATCCATTTAGATTCTCAAACAGTTTGTAGAGAAAGCGGTTTTGAAGAGTTACCGTATGTTATAGGTAGGTTTGAGAAAGCATCAGGTGAGTTGTGGGGTAGAAGTCCTGCTGATATCGCCATGCCTGACATTAAAACAATAAACAAGATACGTGAATTGGAACTGAAAGGATTGGCAACGGCAGTACATCCACCGTTGATTGCACCAGATCAGGGCATTATCGGTACTTTCAGAATGACCCCTTCTGCTATTAACTACTCCAGAGAACCTGAGAGATTCAAATTCCTCAGATTTGAAGGGCGTTTCGATCTGTCCTCACTTAAAGCAGATGAACTCAAAAAATCAATTAGAGGTATTTTCCTAGCAGATCAACTGGTGTTACCAGAAAAATTGAATATGACTGCTGAAGAGGTTGCTACAGTACGAGAGCAGATACAGAAGCTACTTGGACCAACTGTAGCCAGATTTGAGAGTGAAGTCTTAACGCCATTAATACTGCGTAGTTTTGGTTTGCTTAATAGAGCAGGTGTGCTACCACCACCTCCACCTGCATTACAACAGTTAGATGAAATAGAGGTATCCTATGTTGGGCAGCTTGCGAAAAATCAAAAAATACAAGACGTTACAAGTATCCAGAGATGGCTTGGCGTTGCTTCCAATATGGCATCGTTTTCGCCTGAGGTACTTGATAATATTGATGTCGATCAGGCATTACAGATTATTGGTGAAAGGATGGCTGTGCCGTCAGATGTTATGAGGTCAGAGGAAGAAGTTGCACAACTAAGGCAACAAAGACAAGAACAACTAGAACAGCAACAACAATTAGAACAGGCTGCTACTGTAGCTGAAGGAGCAGGCAAGGTAGCCCCAATGGTTAAAGCGCTAGGAGGTGCAGATGCGTTCCCAGTACAATAAAGAACTGGAAGAAGTACAGGAGGCAATCGTCAAAACCTTTTCTGGGGTTTATGGCGAAAAAGTTTTAAAATTTTTAGAGGACATGTACCAGAATCAAGTTTCAGCCGTTCCAGATGACCCATATTCGACTTATTACAACGAGGGTGGGCGTGGGCTTGTAATTGGAATAAAACAGCAAATAGAGGCGTACAAGGCTTCTAAGCAGGAAAAGGTAAAAACGCATTATTAATTTTTTTTGGAGTACGCAATGACTGAAGATGTGACCGTTGAGGGCGATAATCTCATCCAAACAGAAGAACCAGCAGGAGAAGCAACTTGGCAGACAGATCATTTGCCAGAGGACTTGAGAGATAATGAAACTTTATCTAAATTTAAGGATGTTGGTTCATTGGGTAATTCATACCTAGAGTTACAGAAGATGGTTGGCTCTAGGGATAAAATTCCTACAGAGGAGTCAAGTGAAGAGGAGGTTAATTCTTTTTATAATAAGCTGGGTAGACCAGAAACTCCTGACTCCTATAATATTAAAGTACCAGACCAAGGAGGTATGGCTGTACCGTATGATGAAAAATTATATTCAGAATTTCTCACTACGGCTCATAAGTCTGGGCTGACTAACAAGCAGGCTCAAGATGCGATTGACTTTTACGCAAAGATGAACGAAGAATCTGATATTAATTCTACGGCTTCTATGCAACAATCCAAGGTTAATGCTGAAACCGCACTCAAGAAAGAGTGGGGTGCAAGAGATTATGAAAAGAATCTAGCTATTTCCAGAAGAGCTTTTAACAGATTTGCTGATGATGATCTTAAAAAGTTTGTAGAGGAAACAGGGGTTTCAAATAATGTAGCGATGGTTAGGTTTCTACACAAGATCGGCAAATCCTTCAGCGATCCTGATATGGGAGGTACTGGTAAAAATGCTGGTTCTGTAGATTCTGATTCGGCTAAACTAGAAATTGATGCTATGATGAAAGACAAGGGACACAAATTTCACGAAGCATTATTTGATCCCACAAATGTTAAGCATGAAGAAGCTATAGAATATAGAGATCGTTTATATGATCTGGTTTATCAGGAGGATGAATGAGCCTCCAGAACGAAAACATCTACTGCGCTGATTGTGAAAATTTTACCGTTAAAGATAGACGTATCGAAGGTAAAACCACACCAAGCAGTTATGGGTTTTGCAACCACTATGAAACTCAAACGTCAGCGACTACATTTTATGGTGTATGTCCAGTAGCGAAGAGGATTACAGTAGAGGTTTCAAAACCAAAACTTGTGAAGAAACTAGCCCCCAAACGGACAACTAAGCCTTCACGCAAATAAGAGCCTGCATGATGCAGACAACTCTTCCTTTTAATCTCTTTTTTAAAGAGGTGTATTATGAGTACTGAAGTCAATAAAGCATTTGCCCAGAAGTTTAGGGATACTTTTTTGCACTTGGTACAGCAAAAGGGGTCACGTTTGCGTGACTATGTGCGTGTTAACACGGATGTAGCAGGCAAGTACGACCATTTTGACAGAATCGGTAGCACATCGGCTCAAAAAATTACGAGCCGACATTCCGATACTCCATTAATCTCTACCCCCCACTCACGTAGGCGTGTGAGTATGGATGACTACAATTGGGCTGACTTAATCGACAAAGCCGATAAAGTCCGAATGTTAGCTGATCCTGCTTCTGACTACATGAAGGCAGGGGTATGGGCGATGGGGCGTAAGATGGATGATATAATCATCGCTGCTATGTCTGGTAACGCTGTTAGTATTGATGAGGATGACGCATCATCTAACGTAGCTTTACCTGCTGCTCAAAAGATTGCTGTATCAGGTACAACGGATA